TTACGACAGAGTCCTAAGTAGAGCCACTCGCTGAAGAACGGTAGCTCCCCCCCGCTGGCAGTAGTCCTGATAGGCACGATGGATATTCTGAGCAAATCGCTCTGGGGATAGGTAGCCTGAGGAGGAGCGCTCTTGTACCTCTTCCTTGGGCGTTGTGGATATCCGGTGTGTCTGCCGTAATTGCCGAATCCAATCTTGGTACTTGGCAAGTATCTGGCTGAGGTAGGTAGCATTTACCAGCTGGTAGTGCTGTGTATGTTCGCCATAGGCTCCATAGCGCTCTAGCTGTAAGGCTTTGTATATCTCCTCTAGGGAGAGATAGGCAAACTGAGAGGCTACAAGCCGTAGGATATCCTCCTTCTGTAGGGGTGATATACGTCCTTGTATGCCCACCAATAGTGCGTGCTGAGTAATGATAGCCCCTAGTAGTGCTCTTGTATGCTCTTTTGGTAGGGTGCGTATAGGTAAGAAAGTAGGTGCTTGCTGTGCAAAGTATAGGGGATGACAGTCTCCTGCCTTGCATATCTGCGAGAATAGCTGTTGCTGGCTCTCGTCTGCCAAGGAGTCGAGGGTAGCAGGGTATGAAGCCATAGAGGCACTCCCCTCTTGAAGGGAGGCGGTAGGCATTATAGTAGGTAATATTTCCATTTTCGTTACTAGTTAAGTCTTTTTTATTCAAGTACGAGCCGGTGTGAAGCCACACGGGGGCGGGTCGCCCCTGACATTTTTTTTTCTTTTTGGGGTGATAAGAATAATTACCTGTGCGGGTGTGAAGCCACACGGGGGCGGGTCACCCCTGACAATTTTTTTCTTTTTGGGGTGATAAGAATAATTACCTGTGCGGGTGTGAAGCCACACGGGCGATTTTTCTTTTAGAATAAAAAAATAAATTCTCAGAGGCGAGTCGCCTCAATAAAACAATCATTACCAGCCTTGCAGGTTAGCGAGGATATCCGAGGCGGTCTGTCGTCCGCATACATAAGGCTCGTGACGAGCGTTCCGACGGGTGAAATTCCCATTTCCTCCAGCGGAAGCGCCAGCTTGGAACGCTGAGCTTTTCCAGTTTTTAGGGCGCTTCTGTGCTTCTTGAGCCTCTCGCTGTTCCCACGAATGAACGGCAGCCTTCCAGTTTTTCATAGGCTGGGAGCCCATCTGCCAGTCTCTAGCGCTATAGAACTCATAGAAGAGCGCCCCAGAGATGCCATTGCCCCGCTCTCGGCAGTAGGCTTCTATCTCGGCGATAGTAGGGGGTGTAAAGCCTCCTGTAGCGGTGCTTTCCCTATCTTGAGGGACGGCATTGTCTCCAGAAAAAAACGCTTTCTCCTCCTCTTTTGCAGAAAAATTTTCTTTCCCCTGATTAAATCCCTCTTCTTTTATACGGGAGCTCTCTTGGGGTGTATCCTTCGGGGCGGAGTGGTTAGCCTTCTTCGGGAGGGGCTTTTTGTCCTCTTGTAAGTTTTTGTTTTTCAAGGGTCTGCCTCCTTTTTTTCCGGCTTGGCTACGGGCTTGGGATACCGAGAGGTATTTTTCTATATCTCGGTTGATAGTCTGCTTGATAAAGGCAAAGGCGACACTCGCCAGCGGAGAGAGCTCCTTAGGGGTGGTGCCAAAGGCATAGGCGGTGATAGCTTGGTAGATTTCCAGCTGTATGGTATCGGGCAGGTCGTTAAGGACATTTGCCCAGTCTTTGTAAAATATAAAAGTTTCTTTTTTCATAAAGTGTGAAGCCACACGGGCGATTTTTTTCTTTTTGAGGTTTAAAAATATTTGTCCGAGGGTGCGAGCCGGTGTGAAGCCACACGGGCAATTTTTTTGCTAATAAATTGTCAGGGGGTGCGAAGCCACACGGGCATTTTTCTGCTAGTAAATTGTCAGGGGCGACCCGCCCCCCACACGGGCGTTTTTTTGCTAGAAATAATTGTCAGGGGGTGCGAGTCGCACCGACGTTTTTTGCTTTCTATAAATAAAAATAATTGTCAGGGGGATTAGTCATCAAAAGTATACGCATTGCGAACAAACTGTTGTATTTTATAATACACCGACTTACGAAAAGCCGACCAATCGCGTTCATTTCCATCGATATAGATACGTATGTAGTCCGCCTCAAAGGAGGTTACTACACGCTTATTAGGCCAGATTTCATAATTAGGATAGGCAAGGAATCGGATGTATATGCGCTCGTCCTCACTGTAGATTTCTCGAGGGTAAAAGGGCGCTGCCTCATAGGGGCGTAAGAATTCTTGATCTACTGAAGCAATAGCAGAGTCAATGGCTATCAGCACTTTAGAGAGCCAGTAGGGCGTTAAGACCAACATAGATAATAAGTGAATTTATAGTTATAGTTAGGTTATAGTGTATGGTATTGTGGGCATCTTTTTAGCTGAATACCTCAATATCAGGCAGTCAGCTTTCTGGACTTCCACAAGGCAAAGGTACGACATTCCCTCGGCAAAAACAAGAAAAAACCGCTTTTTGTGTAGTTAATAGAGCGTTAAAGTCGTATTATATTGGTACTCAAAGAGAGTACGAGGTGCGAGCCGCACGGGCGATTTTTTTCTTTTGAGGTTAAAAAATTGTCAGGAGCGACCCGCTCCCCGCACGGGCATTTATAATTGTCCGAGGCGACTCGCCTCCACGAGCAGAATGCTAGCGCCAGCAGTTTTTTTAAAAGACTAAAAAAAAATAAATTGTCAGGGGCGACCCGCCCCCCTCCTCTTTTCTTTTTGCGCGGAACTTTTTTCTTTTCTTTATTTTTTTCCATTTTTAGCCAAAGGATTTTCCGGAAAAAATAAAATAAAAAAATTTCTTTTTCCATTTTTAGTCAAAGGATTTTCCCTTAAAAAAATAAAATAAAATTTTTTTTCACTTACCTTGTGGAGAGGGTGAGCGTCCTTATATAGACTCTCTCATTATCATTTATATGTACATTTATATTTACATTATCATTTACATTCTCATTAAGGAGGCAATTGCTTTTTTTGCTTTTTTTGCTTTTTTATCCTTTGCAAAAAATTGATTTACAGTGATTTATATTGTGTGAAGCCACACGGGCAATTTTTTTCTTTTTGAGGTTATAAGAATAGTTACCTGTGCGGGTGCGAGTCGCACAGACGTTTTCTTTCTTTTAGGAATAAAAAAATAATTGTCTGAGGCGACCCGCCTCCCCCCGCCAGCAGGTGTTTTTCTCAGAAAGCAATTGCTTTTTTGCTTTTAGGACTAAAAAATAATTGTCAGAGGCGACCCGCCTCCGCCCCCCCACACGGGCATTTTTTTCTTTTTGGTGTTATAAGAATAATTACCTGTGCGGGTGCGAGTCGCACCGACGTTTTCTTTCTTGGACTAAAAAATAATTGTCAGGGGCGACCCGCCCCCTTAACAGTCGATAACAAATAATTTGCCTCCTTTTAACCTCCTCTTGTCTTGATTTTCCGCCTAGAATGTCGTACCTTTGCACCGTAATTAAAACCTAACTATAACACTTTTTTTATTCACTTATGAAACAAGAGGCTCTCTCTATCTTATGGGATATCGCTCAGGCAAACCCCATTACACAAGGCGATAAGACCCTTTTCCCCGCCGTTAGGGAACAAATCGCCGCCATTACACTCCTTGCCAAAATCGCTGAGTGGGACAATGAAGATACTACAGAATTAGAACGAAACAACTTAAATGTAGTTCTCGGAAAAGAACGTGCTGACCTATTGGCTTTTACCCAGTTCACTTTCCCTAGTTTTGCCCCTGCTGGATTTCATCAGTATTACTACCGCACCCTGACGGATTTTGCCTTAGGGCGTATCCAGAAGCTGATGATATGTATGCCCCCTCAGCACGGCAAGAGTGAGGGCGCCACCCGTAGGCTCCCCGCCTTTCTCCTAGGGCTCAACCCTCACAAGCGCGTGGCTATCGTCAGCTACTCCGCCGCCAAAGCGCGTAAGTTCAACCGAGAACTCCAGAGGGTAATCTCCTCCACTGAGTACCACCAGCTATTCCCCAACACCCGCCTAGCACACGATGCCCCTACCCCTAAGGGCTCTTGGGTACGCAATGCCGACGAATGTGAGTGTGTAGGCTTCTCCGGAGGGTTCAAGACCCTTGGTGTAGGAGGCGCCCTCACTGGCGAACCCGTGGATATCCTCATTATGGACGACCTCTATAAGGACGCCAAAAGCGCTTGGTCGCCCACCATACGCGAACGCATTTCTGATTGGTACGAGACCGTCGCTCATACCCGATTGCATAACCTCAGCCAGCAACTCCTTGTAATGACACGATGGCACCCCGACGACCTTGCCGGAAAGCTCCTCGACCAAGAAGGTACCTATCACCCCGAGAACAACCCTCAAGGGTGGCACCTCATTACCTTCCCTGCCATCAAGATAGGAGCCCCCTCTGCTACCGACCCCAGAGCCGAAGGAGAACCCCTATGGCCTGAAAAACACGCCCTACAGAAGCTCCTCGCCTCTCGTAAGCGAAACCCTCAGGTATTCGAATCCCTCTATCAGCAAGACCCTAAGCCTCAAGAAGGACTGATGTATGAGCCTTTCACTGAGTACAACCCTCAAGAGATGCTACCCAAAGGTATTAGAAAAGCCTATATAGATACCGCCGATACGGGTGCTGATTACCTATGTGCTATCTGCTATATAGAAGCCGACGATGCGAACTATGTCCTCGACGTACTCTATACACAGAAGCCTATGGAACAGACAGAAACTGCCGTCGCTGCCCTACTGAAAAAGCACCTCATTACCCACTGCCTTGTAGAGAGTAATAACGGCGGACGTAGTTTTGCCCGCAACCTCGAGCGTATCTGCCTAGAGATGGGACACGCCACCATCCGCGTGGAAACCTTCTACCAGCGCGCCCATAAGGCTACCCGCATCTTCACCTACGCCGCTTCTGCCCCCTTACTCATACAGATGCCCATAGGATGGAAAGAACGCTTTGCCGACTTCGCCCGTGACCTCACCGGATACCTACGCACCGGCAAAAACCCTCACGACGACGCCCCTGACGCCCTCACTGGAACCCTAGAAGCCAGAAATCCCCGCAAGTCCAACGCCTCCGATATCGCCACCCTCTTCGGCAGAACCCTCTAAAAACAACCCCTATGAATGATTTTGTTGCCCAACTCAAGAGCGGACGTTCCCTCCCGCTCCCTGACCTCGACTCCGCTCGCAAAGCCCTTGACCTGAAAGCTCACAAGGTGCTTAACCCCGCTATCCGAAGGGATAAGCACGTAAGCGAACAGATAGACGGGGTAACCACCACCCGTATAGAACCCGTAGCACGCATCGCCTTGCCACTGCAAGAGCTCATCATAGGGCGCGCTGTAGCTTTCCTATTCGGAAACCCCGTAGCCTACCTCGCCAACCCCAAAGACCCTCAAGAACAGCAGGTATTCAAGCACCTAAAGCACATCCTCTTACAGGCAAAAACCGATTCCCTCAACCGACGTATAGCACGCAACGTGATGAGCTATGGAGAGTGCGCAGAACTATGGTATCCTGTACCCCTGAATAGGCACTCTTCTAGAGGAGAAAATACTACCCTATTTACTCTTAAGTGTACCCTACTATCCCCCACATTAGGAGACACCCTATATCCTTACTATAACGAGGTAGGCGATATGGTAGCCTTCTCCAGAGAATACAAAAGGGTAGGCGCTCCTGACACCTACTACTTCGAGACCTATACCGCACATCTGCATTACCTTTTCAAGCAGGTCAATGGGCAATATATCCCCGTAGAGGGATACCCTAAGGCAAACCCTATCGGAAAAATTCCCGTCATCTATGCTTGCCAAGAGGGACACGAGACCAAGGGAGTAGATGGACTTATCGAACGGCTCGAACACCTGCTATCCAACTTCGCCGATACCAATGACTACCACGCCAGCCCGAAAATATTCGTCAAGGGTACCATCCACGGCTGGAGCCAGAAGGGCGAATCGGGCGCTGTCATCGAGGGGGACAAGGAATCTTCTATGGAGTACGTCTCTTGGCACAATGCCCCTGAGTCGGTCTCCCTAGAGATTGACACCCTGCTAAGGCTCATCTATACCCTTACCCAGACTCCTGACATCTCCTTTGAGAGCGTCCGCAGGGTAGGGGGCATCTCTGGCGTAGCCCTCAAGCTCCTTTTTATGGACGCCCACCTGAAGGTACAGTACAAGCGTGAGATATTCGACGAGTACCTCGCCAGGCGTATCAACGTTCTCAAAGCCTATATCGCTCAGCTACACCTACCCCTTAAGGAGGCCTGCGACTCCCTAGAGGTACAGCCCGAGATTACCCCCTATAGCCTCAATAGCGAAGACGAACAGCTGGACTACTGGCTCAAAGCCTGCGGTGGCAAGCCCCTGATATCACACCAAGAAGCTATCGCACGCGCTGGCATCGCTCAAGAACCCCTAGGGGTGAGTCACCCCTGACAATTATTTTTTTATTCCTAGAAAGCCCCTGTATGCTGGCGCAAGCTTGTAGCTTGTGCTAAGAAAATTGCCCGTGTGGCTTCACACTCTTATAACCCCAAAAAGAAAAAAAATTGCCCGTGTGGGAGGCGACTCGCCTCTGAGAATTTATTTTTATTCCTAGCAAAAAAAATGCCCGTATGGGGAGCGGGTCGCTCCTGACAATCTTTTTTTTTAACTAAAAAACGCCTGTACGGCTCGTACTGGCTTCACACCCCCTGACAAATATTATTAGCAAAAAAAAGCCCGTACGGCTTCGTACCCTCTGACAAATATTTTTTAACCCCAAAAAGAAAAAAAATTGCCCGTGTGGCTTCACACCCTCTGAGAATTATTTTTTAGCCTTTTAAAAAGAAAAAAATTGTCAGGGGCGACTCGCCCCCCCCATTTATTTAATCTTTAATAGCAAAACAATGTCTTTTATCACTGCACTCATTCTTTTTTTCAGTTTTGAACAGCCCATCCCGTGGCGCGATAGGCTCCATTACCTCTGGCAACTCCTCTGGCAGAGTACCCCCCTGATTGTCCTCTATAAGTACCTATGCGCGTGGCACGAACACCACCAGAGCTTCCTAGGTGCCCTGCTGTGTGTATGCCTCCTCCAGATGTGCGTAGGGGCTATCTACCACCTCCGCAGAGGCTCTTTCCAGATAGACCGTTTCTTGATGAAAAATTCCCTGATGCTCCTGCAGATAGGCGCCGTATACCTCCTTCTCGCCTCCTTGGAAGTACCTCTGGGTGATTCCCTCGTCACTGAGGTCTTCGAGAGCTCCCTACAGGCAATGACCCTATTGTATCCCGTGAGCAAAGCCGTCAAGCATATCTTTATTCTATCCAAAGGAAAATACCCGCCACAGTGGATTATCGCTGCTCTTTATCAATATGAAAAAAATGGCAAACTCAAAGATTTCTTCCAGAAGTTTAACTAATACATTCCCTATATGATTTATTACCTCAACCATACCCCTATAGCCTCCTTAGGCATCTATATCACCCAAGTAACCGGACTATATGACCTCTCCTCCTCCAATGCGCCCCCTATCACCCTCAAGGGGTACCTACACCTCCCTTCCCAAGCGGAGGCAGACGAGCAGCTATCCCTCCTAATCGCACTGCTGAGCAACAAAGAACCTATCACCCTCAGGATGATAGACCCCTCACATAAGGAAAGCTCCTTCCTTGTCAAGTGCCTTCAGCACTCCCTACAACCCCCTATCACTACCCAGCCCCACTATCTGGCTCCCCTGACCCTTACGTTCAAAAAAATTACCCCACACCTCTCGGCGTAGGGCAATTAGTGAAAAAATTTTAATCGATGAGATTTCCAACAGCTTGGTGTCAATGATTATTAGTACTTAAATCTAAATAAGGCTTGTCTGAAATCCGGCACAAATGTAACTATTTTATACAAAAAAAAAAAAACACGTTTTTAACTTACAATTAACTTAATTAACAGCTACAGACGTTAATTTCATTTTATTAACATTCATTAACAAACAATTGTTGTGTATTTAACCTCTAAAAATTTGTTTGTTGTTGTTTATTGTTGTATCTTTGCACCGTTGAAAAGAATACTTCTTAGGGGTGAGTCACCCCAGACAATTTATTTTTAAGAAAAAAAGAAAAAAAACGCCCGTACGGGAGGCGGGGGCGGGTCCCCCCTGACAATTATTTCTAGCCTTTTAAAAAGAAAAAAAACGCCCGTGTGGCTTCACACCCCGTACGGCTTCGTACCCTCTGACAATTTTTTTACCTCAAAAAGAAAAAAAACGTCTGTGCGACTCGCACTGGCTTCACACCCCCCTGACAACTATTTTTTAACATCAAAAAGAAAGAAAACGTCTGTGCGACTCGCACTGGCTTCACACCCTAGGACAATTTATTATTAGCAAAAAAATGCCTGTACGGCTCGTACTGGCTTCACACCCTTATATTATGAATCCTATTTTAGAAAACACCTCCGAACAAACGTCCATAGAGGAGACCCCTACTATGGAGCCTACCCCTCTTACCGAGACACTTGCCGAGCATATCGCCCAGGCTGTCGCCCAAGCCGTCGCTCCCCTACAGAAACAAATAGACCGCTACCAGAGCCAGCAACTCCAGCAGACGCGCACCCTAGCCCTCAAGGACGCCCTCACCCTCTGCCAAGACCCTACCTTCACTCAGCAGACCCTCAAGGACTTCGCCCTAATGCAATTCCCCTCTCAAGAGGATTTCGAACACTTCCTCCGCGAAAAACAAGCCGATATCCTCCTAGCCAACCAAGCCCTCTCTCACCGAGAACTCGCCAGCGAAACACCCCCCTTACAGCCACACAAGGACAACCCTACCCTCTCCAAGGAAGTGGCCCTATACCTAAAAGCCCAAAAACAACCCGAAATCTTCTCCGGCAAAAAACTCCTCTAAAAACCTCTCTCCCCCGTGACAATTTATTTCTAGCCTTTAAAAATTGCCCGTACGGCTCGTACACCTGCTGGCGCGAGCATTCTGCTCGTGCCTAATATTCACAGAGCTTTAAGCTCTTCTCTATAATAAGCACGAGCTACAAGCTCGCGCTAGCAGAGGAAGGCGACTCGCCTCTGAGAATTTATTCTTATGAAAAAAAACGCCTGTACGGCTTCGTACCTAAAACCTAATCCCTAACACCTCAAACTTTTTATATTTATGCAAAACTCTCTTATGGTCGGCCTCACCCAAGCCGATATGCAAGCGGTCGTAAGCACTTATGACCTTAATGACTTCTACTACCCTACCCTCTTCCCTCTGCGGGAGACCCACCTACTCACTTGGAAGATGATTGAAGCACACGCTGGCATCCGCCTCGCTGCCGACCTGGTCTCCCGTGGCAACCCCCTCACCCCCAAGGCGCGTACCTCTGCCACCAAGCTCTCCGGTGAAATCCCTAAAATCTCTATCGCACGCGAGAAGAATGAAACCGACCTGACCGATTATGACCTGATGATCGCCAGCGCCTCTCCCAATACCCCCAATACCGCTATGGTCGAAGCTTGGGCGGAAGATACCCGCTATTGCTGGGAAAGTATCGCCGCACGTGCCGAGTGGATTGCCTTACAACAGATATCCCTTGGAAAGGTAGCCTTCACTGAGGAGAATAACGCTTCCACTATGAATCAGTTCAATGTCGATTATCTCATCCCCGCAGCTCAGAAAATCGGCGTCGCCACCCCTTACCACACCACCACCGACGGAAAACCCCTCTCCAAGGACTTCCCTAAAGCCCTCAAGATAGGCAGAGATAAGCACGGCGTTCAGTACAAATATGCCTTTATGAACATCGATACCTTTGCCAAGCTCATCAACCAAGACGAGGTCATCAAGAACTGCGCTTCCCTACTACACGCCGTTGCCGGCATTTCCAACACCCCCGACCTCAGTACCCTCAACGCTTTCCTTGCCCGACGTACCGAAATCTTCCGAGGACTTCAGATTATCCTTATCGACCAGAATATCACCCTCGAACAAGCCAACGGAACACGCATTACTGGCAATCCTTTCGCTGACGATGTCATCCTCTTCTCCGAAAGCAAAACCCTAGGAAACACCTTCTGGAAAGCCCCTATCGACCTGAAACTCCCCGCTTCCGACACCCTCAAAGTCCTACACGGACATACCCTTATCAAAAAATACGCTAAGGAAAACCCCGTCAAGGAAGTTACCGAAGGAATCGCCAACCTTTTCCCTACTTGGAACCTCGCCCCTCGCTCCCTACTGATGCAAATCAGTAGCCAAAACTGGAACCTGAACTAACCCAATGCCTATGACCAATCAAGAATACCTCCTCAAGTCACTCCTAGGCTGTGGCGTCCCTCAGGAAACCATTGACCTGATGCTCCTAAAGGAAAACCTCCCTCCTCAGGGGGAGGTCTCCATAGGAGATTGTGATTTGGCTATGTATAAGCACTTTTCCTTACTCCTGAGCGCCTCCGCTCATAAGGTCGCCCAAGGCGATTTCTCCCAATCGTGGAACCTCGACGCTCTCAAGGAGTTCTATACCGCCCTCTGCTACGAACTCAATAAGCCCAACGTCCTCTTCCCTAAGCCCCCAAAACCCACCCTACATAACCGTTCTTATCTATGGTGAGGGGGGGCGAGGGGGCGGGTCGCCCCTGACAATTTATTTTATAGTTCGGCTGCTGGCGCAAGCTTGTAGCTTGTGCCTAGTATTCACCCGCACAGGTAATTATTCTTATAGTTCATAAAAAGCAAAAATTGCCCGTGTGGGAGGCGGGTTGCCTCGGACCCTGCTGGCGCAAGCTTGTAGCTTGTGCCTAGTATTCACAGAGCTTGAAGCTCACCCTAGCAAAAAAATCGCCTGTACGGGAGGCGAGTCGGTGCGAACCGCACAGGTAATTATTCTTATAACACTCTTAAAGAAAAAAATTGTCAGGGGCGACTCGCCCCCCGTACGGCTTCGTACCTCGCCCCTTAAAAGAAAAAAATGTATCCTCATTATCTCTTCTACTACGACCTCCCCCAGAGCCAGCAGGACGACCAAGGTTGCTGGAACGCCCCTACTCCCTCACTGCGCTTACACGCTCGCTGTAGGGAACAGGTCAATGCCAAAGGACAACAGGCTTTCCTCGCTGGCGCTTCTTTCCGACGCATACAAACCGCCAATAGCTCCTTCCATCGCTTCTCCTCTATCGTTTTCCTTCCCAGAAGCACCCCGCCACTGCCCGTAGGAACCCCTATTTGCATCTGTGAAGACCCTCAGGGAAAAAGAATCCGATGCCAAGGACAAATCCAAAAATGGGACACCAACCCCTTCCATTCCAGACTATGGCTCTAATCCTTCCTTTATGTTACAATGCGCTTCTCTCCTTTTCAATGCACTCTCTCCCATCAGAGAACAGCTCTCAGGAGGTATCTTCCTAGAATCACGACCCGAAGATAGCCACCTTGAGGATATCCTTATCCGTACGCATACATATACTGATACCTCACCACCCTATAAAGCATACTCAGAAATACACCTGTATGTACCGCATTTGATGGTGTCTATAGATGGAAAAGAACAATATACCCCTCACCTATCACGTATAGATACCCTTGATAAAGCCCTTTACACCCAATTGAAAAAACTATTTATCCCCGAAAAAGCCCTCTGTATAGAAAAGCGCACACTCTCTCATTTCCCTCAAATACAGCAGTCTGCCCTCTCTTACCACCTCATTTGGTACCTCCTTTCCAACTAATTTTGTGTTAAATAATGCAGTTCGTGAAGTAATAAATACAGTTCGTGTTCAAAAACGCCCTTTTTTCCTATTGACCCCTTGACAAAGAAAAAAAAAGAACTATCTTTGTACCAGAATTAAGAAAAAATGTTCTTTGAATTTTCTGACAGCTTTATCTAAAAATGAAGTTCTTTATATAGTAATTAGATTTTTTTTGCGTTTTAATTTTTTTAGGAAAACAAGAGGGTATCTGAAATTTGCTCCAGATAGCCTCTTGTCACTACCTAAAAGCAAAGAAAATATTACTATACTAACAATGTTTATTCTCATCAATTCATATCTTAATGTATTTTTCTTGTTGTTAGTAGTGAGTAGTTGTTCTCAACTACTTACCCACTAACCAAGATATTCAAGGTATCAGATACGAATAAACATTCCTGAATACGCCAAGTTTTCATCTCTTTTTAATAAATAATTAGATTTTTTTGCGTTTTTATTTTAGAATTGGGAAAAGCGTAGGGGTGCTTTCTTGAAAGAGCACCTCTGCCTATCCTGATTAAAAACAAAAAAACAAAGAGAATGATTCCCTTTGCAATTTTTTCATCTCTTTATATATTTTTATTTTATTTGTGTTTTTAGCTGAATTTGTCTTTTAGGCAGTTCCTTTTTTTACCAACCAACTACAAAGATACTCTTTCGTGATCCTTACGCTAAAGCAAGGACTTTCGTGAAACAAAACAACTGAACACTTCTTTTGAAAAAAACTACTAAACAATTACTTATTTAATCACGGAAGAGTCCATTCTTTGTTGTCCCTGACAATCTATTTTTTTATTCCTAGAAAGCAAAAACCACCCGTACGGGAGGCGGAGGCGACTCGCCTCTGAGAATTTTCTTTTTATTCCTAAAAGAAAAAATCGCCCGTGTGGCTTCACACCGCAAGCTTGTAGCTTGTGGTGTGAACCGCACAGGTAATTATTTTTTAAAGGAAAAGTAAAAACCGATGGTGTTTTCAAAAAAATAGAAAAACTCTATAAAATTACTGTCATTCCTGAAAATAGTGAACCCCACACTAATACAGAAATAGTAGAAACTCGTGTTAGGGATTTAGGTAAAAAAATAGACGTAATTAAAATTATAAAAGATTATGATCCAGAAAATATTTCTATATAGCTTACTAATAGGTATATGTTTTTTAAGTTGTTTTAATACACCTAAAAAAGGTATTGTCTTTTCCTTTAAAATAGAAACCCAAAAAGATACTATTTTAAGTAAAGAAGAGATTTATAAAAAAATAGAAGAGATTGTTAATTTGAGGATAGCAGATAAGAAAGAAGGAAAAGAAAGTTTAAGTTATTATTTTTCTAAACTAAATATAGAAGATATTTCAAGTTATAAGATAAAAACGATAATAGGTCGTTTAATAGAATTTAAATACTTGAAAGTCAGAAATAGTGGAGAATATGATCCAGAATCTTTTCCTGTATATAATTTGTCAATATCAGGTGATTTATTTCTATTAGGAATTATAAGAGGAGATATGAGCTATACGGACTTTGTATGTATAGATTCCATTGTATTAGCATTGGATAAAATTCCACAAATGCAAAATGATTCCATTCATAAAATCTGTCTTGATTTGGTAAAACGCAACAAAACAGGTGGTTGCAAATGGTAA